AGAGCACCAACAGTGAACAGTGAAAGGCGAAAAGATGGCATATTGGGGTTACCACGCAATGTTTGATTGCGGTTCTTGTGATAAAGATCTTGTGACTAGTAAAGAAAACGTGTATAATTTCATTAAGGAACTAGTTCCTGCTATCGACATGGTCGCGTTTGGCGAACCGATGATCGAACACTTTGCTACTCATGCTCCTGACAAAGCTGGTATCAGTTTTGTTCAAATGATCGAGACCAGCAACATCAGCGGTCATCTCGTCGACTCAAACGGTGATGCATACATCGACATCTTCTCTTGCAAACCAGTTGATATTGGGGTTGCACAGGATATGATCGAGAAATACTTCAAACCAGAAAAAGTTCGCGTCAACTTTATTACTCGTAGCGCTGGATGAAGATACTGTGACTGATATATTTGTATTTGGTTCGAATCTCGCAGGTCGGCATGGTGCCGGTGCAGCAAAGTTCGCTCGTGAAAATCACGGTGCCATTTACGGTAAAGGGATAGGTCATCACGGAAATTCTTATGCAATTCCCACTAAAGATCATTCTCTGAACACTTTAGCGTTGGTTAGTATCAATAAGTTCGTGAAAGAGTTCTTAGAATACGCAAAAAATAATCCAAGCTTAATTTTTAAATTGACACCCATCGGTTGCGGTCTCGCAGGATACTCTCCTAAAGACATCGCGCCGATGTTTGTCGATGCGCCCTTTAATGTAAAATTACCTTTAGAGTTTCAACAAGTGATAGGTGGTTCATGAAGATAGGATTTGTATGCTCAACGTTTGATTTGTTCCATGCCGGTCATGTTGCAATGTTAGAAGAAGCGAAGAGACAATGTGATTGGTTGATTGCGGGTGTTCAAATTGATCCCTCGGTTGACAGACCTGAGAAGAACAAACCGATACAGTCGTTGATTGAGCGTCAAATTCAAGTTCGCGGTTGCAAATACGTAAATGAAATAATTGTGTATGGCACCGAAACTGATCTATATGACCTATTGACAACTTTACCGATAGATATTAGAATCCTAGGTGAAGAGTATAAAAATAAGCACTTCACTGGAAGGGACCTCGAAATCCCGTGTTATTTTAATAAACGTAGACACGGATATAGTAGTACTGAGTTGAGAAATCGTGTATATAAAGCAAATGGAGAAGTAAAGGTGTAATTATGTTTACCCAAAGGCAAATTGAAGAAATCGTAGACCTCTTGATCAATCTTGAGAAAACAACCAAAGTATATCTCGGTTGTGACTCAGTCAGATTTATGAAAGAAGGTCGTTGGTATGCTAGATACGCTACTGTCGCAATCGTTCACAAGAATGGTAAGCACGGTTGTCGAATTTTCAACAATGTCACAGTCGAACCCGACTATGATCTAAAGAAGAATCGTCCAAAGATGCGTATGATGAATGAAGTTTCTAAGGTTTGTCAACTTTACACACAACTTGCTCCATTCATTGATGAGTATGATATTGAGATTCACCTCGATATTAATACTGATCCAAAGCACGGTTCTAACTGCGCTGCAAACGAAGCAGCAGGTTTCGTTCTCGGCATGACCGGTATCGAACCTAAGTTGAAACCAGAATCATGGGCAGCATCATTCGGTGCAGACGGTATCGCTCATGGTAGAGGAGTTCAAGAAGCGGCGTGAGTCGCTTCTTTTTATGGATGCATGGGCGAGTGGCTTATGCCTACTGTTTGCTAAACAGTCGAACCCGTAAAACGGTTCCGCAGGTTCGAATCCTGCTGCATCCGCCATTATATCATGAGGTATTGAATGTCGAATTTTGTTAACAACAAACAAGTTGGCGATAAAGGTGAGGCCTTAGTTTACGGTCTTCTCTATGCCAAACACAAAGAGAAACTGCAACATGTTTCTCAATACGGGCAAGAAGGTGTCTATCGTGACTACAAGAATAGACCTTTACCCGATTTCAAACTCCCTAAAAAATTCGTAGAAGTTAAAACCAAAAAGGGTTTTAAGGGTATGATTAACATTGACGTTAAACAAGTCAATGATTACATCGAAGTTGCTAAAGATCATGGTGTCGGTATTAATGTTTACTTCGTTGACATTACAGAGGGCGCAGTGTATAAAATGGACGAGGAAACTTTACACAAACCTGAAGGCACAATCAAACCTAGCAACGGAAGACCTTTCTTCGTTTTTGCAAAAGAAAAACAAAAACTTATCTTGACAAATGTGCCTAAACACATTATATCTAATGACCTAGCGTGATAAATAACACCGTCTACGCCATAATGGGTGGACATATTTAACCTTGCTTTTTAGGAGGAAACTATGAATACATGCAATCCGAACACTAATCCATTTGACGCTTTTTTCAAACAATTCCCTACGCTAGTAGGATTTGATAGCGTCGCAAAACAGCTTGAATCTATGCAAAAAGCTGTTCCAAATTACCCCCCATACAACATCAAAAAGATTGACGAGAACAAGTATGTCATTGAATTGGCAGTCGCAGGTTTCGGCAAGCAAGACATTGAAGTAGAGTTGAAAGATAAGACTCTTTCTATCAAAGGTAATGTCGCATCTGACGCAGGTGATAACGATCCATTCTTCTTGTATCGTGGAATTGCCAATCGTGCATTCACTCGTAACTTTACTCTCGCTGATTCTGTCGAAATTCAAAACGCAGAACTCATGAACGGTATGCTCAAAATTTTCCTCGAGCATCTTTCTCCTCAGTTGAAGTCGTCTCGCAAAATAGACATCACGGAGAAGTGAAATGATAGATCCAGATCATTCGTTCTTCCGTGATTACAGCGAAAAGAAAAACGGCGGTAAATAATGTCACACATACCTTATTACGGCGAAGAAGACGAAAAACCAACAAAGAAATAAGAAAGGGAGCTTCGGCTCCCTTTTGTTTTTGCTTGACATAACTAATATGTCCCATTATAATGATTTTTATTTAGGAGTATACCTTGAAGTTTTACACATCAGTAAACCTTGTCAAAAACAACATCCTTCTGCGCGGGTATGACAACGGCAAGCGGGTTCAGGAATATGTTCCCTACAATCCGTTCATGTTCATTACGTCAAAAACAGGCAACACAAAGTATAAAACGCTTGATGGTAAACCTGTTGATCGTATCAATTTTGATTCCCCGTCAGAGGCGCGTGATTTTATTCGAACGTATAAAGACGTTTCGGGAATGACAATCTACGGTATGGACAAGTTTCAATACACGTTCATTTATGAAGAATACCCAGGTGAAATTCAATACGATCCTGAACTGATCAACGTTCTGAATATTGATATTGAAACACCGACCGATGAAGGTTTCCCTGATATTCAGAAGGCAGAAGTTCCTGTCGCAGCAATTACCATGAAGTGTCGAGACGAATATATCGTCCTCGGTATGCAGGAATACGAACCTAAACTGCCTAACGTCAAATTCATTCGCTGCAAGGATGAACACAACCTACTTACGAATTTCATCAAAATTTGGAACATGCCTTCGTGGAACCCTGACATCGTGACGGGGTGGAACATTGAGTTTTTCGATATTCCATATCTGGTCAATCGTATCACGAAACTGCTCGGTGAACGTGAAGCGAAGAAATTGTCGCCGTGGGGATTCCTAGAAGAACATGAGATTGAGTCGCGTGGTCGCAAGCAGCAGGCATTCCGTCCTATGGGTGTCGCTGTCCTAGATTATGTGCAATTGTATAAGAAGCACACTTACGTCAAGCAGGAAACATATAAACTCGACTACATCGCCTATGTTGAACTCGGCGAAAAGAAACTCGACTATTCTGACTACGACTCGCTTTACGATCTTTATATCAAAAACTATGAAAAGTTCATTGACTACAACATTCATGACGTTACACTGGTTGCGAAACTAGATGATAAGTTGAAACTATTTGAACTTGTATATGCACTTGCATATGACGCAAAGATCAACTACGATGATACATTTGCATCTGTGAAACCGTGGGATATTATCATCCACAACTACTTGCTTGATAATAAGACAGTCATTCCGCAGTTTGACACACGGCCATCTGATCGTGAACTTCCTGGCGGTTATGTCAAGGAACCTAAACCTTCTATGTATAAATGGGTTGTGTCATTCGACTTGAACTCACTGTATCCTCACCTTATCATGCAATACAATATCTCTCCTGATACGTTTGTCATGCGCCTGCCGTATGACATGAGTGTTGACGATTTGCTGCGCGGTAAACTGAATGACATCCGTGAGGAGTTCGAAGATCGCAATTGTGCAATCACTGCGAACCTGTGTCTTTATGATAAAAAGAAACAAGGATTCCTCGCACAGTTGATGCAGAAAATGTATGACGACCGAGTTGTCTATAAAAATAAGATGATTGACGCAAAGAAGGAATATGAAAAGTCGCATTCCATTCAGGCGAGCAAAGACATCGCTCGTTACCACAACATGCAGATGGCGAAGAAGATTCAACTTAACTCCGCTTATGGTGCACTTGGTAATGAATGGTTCCGTTGGTTCGATATGAACCACGCAGAAGCAATCACTTTGTCGGGTCAGTTGTCCATTCGTTGGATTGCAAACAAAATGAATGAATATCTGAATAAATTATTTAAAACGAAGGACTATGATTATGTCATTGCATGTGATACGGACTCGATGTATGTTAACTTTGATAAATTGGTGCAGTTGGTTTTTGCTGGAAGAAGTGAAGCTCCGAGTGACCTTGAAATCACAAGATACCTGGATAAAGTATGTCGGGAAAAGATTGAACCTTTTATTGATTCTTGTTACAAAGAACTTTCTGTATATGTTAATGCATTTGATCAGAAGATGAAAATGAAGCGAGAAGCAATCGCTAACAAAGGCATCTGGACGGCAAAGAAACGTTACATTCTGAATGTGTATAACCTTGAAGGCGTAGAGTATTCAGAACCTAAATTGAAGATGCAAGGTATCGAAGCAGTTCGCTCGTCAACACCTTCATCAGTGCGTGAATCTATCAAAGAAGCGCTAGAGATCATCATGAATAAAGATGAAAATTCGCTGCACAACTTCATTGAAGATTTCCGTGGACGTTTCTTCACGTTGCCTTTTGACGAGGTTGCTTTCCCTCGCGGGTGTAACGGGATGAATAAATACAGAGACGCAAGTCAAATCTATCGCAAAGGCACACCTATCCAAGTTAAAGGCGCACTGCTCTATAATGAGTATGTCACCCGTAAAGGACTTGACAAGAAAGTCCCTGTTATCTTCGAAGGCGATAAAATCAAGTTTGCATACTTGAAAATGCCGAACCCGTTGCACAATCCAGTCATCTCGGTTCCCGATGAACTACCAAAGCAACTAGGCCTCCATAATTACATCGACTATAACACACAGTTCGAGAAGTCATTCCTCGAACCGTTGAAAACAATCCTTGATGCTATCGGATGGCATCATGAACAAAAAGTAACTATTGAGGACTTTTTCTAAGAGGAAATCATGCCAGATCACATGCCTAAACTAGATGACGATGACTTCGGTTTTTCGTTCACAACCACTGAAGAATTGACACCTGTGGATAAAGCACAGGGAATATACAATATGATCCTGCCACTTTTAAATAATTTGATGACAAATCCTGAGAAGGAATACATTCATTGGCCCGATAGAGTTAAAAAAATCGAGGCGTTCAAAGCAAAATTAAAAAAATACATTGAACAATAGAAAATACGTGTTATAAACATCATACAACCATATACGTCTACAAGAGGTAAATATGTCGCTCAGAGAAAAACTAATCAAGAATTCAACTGTTTCCTATACTTCCACTCTAGAAGATAGTAAAATTTACACGAAGAAAGACGTGATCCCGACCCACGTTCCCATGATTAACGTTGCACTGTCGGGCACCGTTGACGGCGGTATTGTCCCTGGCATTACAATGCTTGCGGGACCGTCAAAGCATTTCAAGACAGGATTTGCATTGCTACTTGCATCAGCATTCTTGAAGAAATATAAGGACGGAATTATTCTATTCTATGACAGTGAATTTGGCACGCCGCAAGCATATTTCAAATCTTACGGAATTCCGTTTGACAGCGTTGTGCATACTCCTATCACTGACGTTGAAGAACTTAAGTTCGATATGATGAAACAACTAGCAAATATCGACCGCAATGAGCATGTTATGATTGTTATTGACTCTATCGGCAACGTTGCATCGAAGAAAGAAGTTGAAGATGCGATGAATGAAAAGTCAGTCGCAGACATGTCCCGCGCAAAACAACTCAAGTCGTTGTTCCGTATGATTACTCCACACTTGACGTTGAAAGATATTCCCGCGGTTGTCATTAACCACACCTATAAGGAAATCGGGTTGTATCCTAAAGACATCGTGTCCGGAGGCACGGGTTCATATTACGGCGCAGATAACATTTGGATTCTCGGTCGTCAACAAGACAAAGAATCATCAGGTGAAATCAGCGGATACCATTTCGTTATCAATATTGAAAAGTCGCGTTACGTCAAAGAGAAGTCAAAGATTCCGATCACTATTTCACATGAAGGTGGCATCAATCGTTGGTCGGGATTGCTTGACATTGCGCTAGAAGGCGGGTATATTGCAAAGACAAAGGTCGGTTGGTATGCGCTCGTCAATAGAGAAACGGGCGAAGTAGCAGACAAAAATATGCGTGCTGGTGACATTGTAGACAATAAAGATCTATGGTTGAAGATGTTCAAAGACACTGACTTTGCTGAATACATCCACAAAAAGTATGCACTGTCTACGGGCAGTTTGGTCGATGAAGATGATTTTGAGGTAATCACAGAACATGCGGATTGAAACGTCTATCCTTGCAAATCTGTTATTCAATGAAGATTATGCAAGGAAAACAATTCCTTTCCTGAAGGATGAATACTTTGCAGATTTCACCGAGAAGACGATTTTCGGTGAAATCGAATCCTACGTTAAGAAATACAATAAGTTTCCGTCAAAGGAAGCGTTGTTGATTGATTTGTCTACTAAAGACAATTTGAATGAAGAGCAATTCAAATCATCTGAGCAGTATGTCAATCATATGAAGGTTGACCCTGATACTCAGATTGATTGGTTGTTAGATCAAACAGAAAAGTTTTGTCAAGACAAAGCAATCTATAATGCAATCATGAAAAGCATCAACGTCCTTGACGACAAGACAGGGGCGTTGTCAAAGGGTTCTATTCCCCAGATTCTGTCGGATGCACTTGCGGTATCATTTGATACTAGCATCGGTCACGACTTCCTTGAGGATTACGTTCCTCGGTATGAGTTCTATCATCAAAAGGAAAAGCGCGTCCCGTTTGACATTGACTTCATGAACAAGATCACCAAGGGTGGTTTGCCTAATAAAACACTCAATATTGCACTTGCAGGCACGGGTGTAGGTAAATCATTATTCATGTGTCACTGTGCAGCAGGTAATCTGATGCAAAACTTCAACGTGCTATACATCACGCTTGAAATGGCAGAAGAACGTATCGCTGAACGTATTGACGCAAACATGCTGAACGTCAATATTGATGATCTTGAAATCATGCCAAAAGATGTGTATGAAAAGAAGATCAATCGGTTGCAATCCAAGACAACCGGTAAGTTGATTATCAAGGAATACCCAACTGCATCTGCAGGATCTGCAAACTTCAGACACCTATTGAACGAATTGAAGATCAAACGCAACTTCAAACCCGATATTATCTACATCGACTATCTGAATATTTGTGCATCTTCTAGAATCAAGATGGGTGCAAACGTAAACTCTTATACCTACATCAAAGCAATTGCAGAAGAGTTGCGCGGATTGGCAGTTGAATTTGATGTGCCTATCGTATCTGCAACACAGACGACTCGTTCAGGTTATTCTAATTCTGATGTTGACCTTACTGATACGTCAGAATCGTTTGGTTTGCCTGCAACTGCTGACTTCATGTTTGCGTTGATCTCGACCGAGCAACTACAAGAATTGAACCAGATCATGGTGAAACAATTGAAGAATCGTTACAACGACCCATCAATGTTCAAAAGATTCGTAATAGGGGTTGACAGACCAAAGATGAAATTGTATGATGTAGAACAGTCGGGTCAGGATGATTTGCTTGACACGAGTGTAATGGATAAATCTGAGTTCGGTCGTAGGTCGGATGAGGAAGAGTCGGGTGTGACTAACTTCATGAAAAATTTCAAAGGCAAATTCAAGGACTTTAAGTAGATGGGATACAAAGTAGTAATCGAAGGTGATGTCCATAACGTTGTGGAAAAGAAACTAGGCATTCGTGAGGAGTGTATCGTGTTTTCTTTCGACAACGAAGAAAGTGCGCGGAAAATGTCACGCCAACTAAATTTGGGACATGGTTTTGATGGTTGGACGCCAGATTTTTTCAATATAAAATACGAGCGTGCATAAATAAAACCACTTGATCGGGCATAATGCCTTATCACCCAACAATTTGACACTTTACGTTCTCGAAACGTAAGAGGCAAGAGTGCTTTAATGCACGAAGGAATAGCTGAGGTCGCATCAAGAATGCCAGTGGGGTTCTGCTCAGTAGTGTCATAGGGGTCCTTCGGGACCCCTTTTTTATTGGTTGACATATTTTCCTAGTATTGATTATATGCATTATCAACACAGGAGTTTTTATGAATATCTTTTATATTGACCAGGACCCGACTCAGGCAGCACAATGGATGGTTGACAAACATGTAGTCAAAATGATTCTCGAGTCAGCACAGTTGTTGTCAACAGCGCATCGTGTCCTTGACGGCAAAGAATATGTTGACGGATCATCAGGTCGTAGGATCAAGCGTTGGATGCTTGCAGATGATCGTGAGCATGTGCTGTATAAGGCAACACATATCAACCACCCGTCAGCAGTTTGGTGTCGCACTTCAGTGTGCAACTATCAGTGGTTGGTTGATCACTTCTATGCATTACTTGACGAGTATACTTACCGTTATAATAAAAAGCACAAGTGTTCTGAACTCGCATACACATTGCAATCACCTCCGTTCAACCTCAAGGCATGGGACGAAACACCCATGCTCTGTGCAATGGATGACAAGTATATTGTATCGAAAGATGCAGTAGAAAATTATCGCAATTATTATAAGGCAGGTAAATCTGCATTACACAAGTGGACTAACCGCGAGGCACCCTATTGGATTTGATAAATACATGAAAATATCATTATATGGAGATTTTCATGTTAAGTTTCAAAGGGTTTTTAATTGAAGCTGCTGACGGTATGGTCGGCACTATTGGTTCTGACGGAAAAGGTAAGCGTCACACTAAAAATTATGTCATGAGTTTGCTTTCTGCAGAAGGCCGTAAAAAAACTGCTGACAGTTTTGAGAAACACGGAGGGTTGGGGGATCTTAGTAAATATCCTGCCCCATTAAATAACGATAATCAACATACTCATGTATTGAGAACTTCTCAAAATGGTCATCCTGCAGGGACACAAGTTCATGTTACACACGCTACAGTAGATGATGCGGGTGCAATTACTGTTCATACAAAAGGACATGGCTCATTCTCACAAGCTGCGTTAATGAAACCTGATGCACTCAAAAAACCTGCTATAACGAAAACAGGATTTGATGTTGAAGGTAAGATCGCACAAAATCTAGGAACACAGGCAGCAGGTTCAACTAAGCACGGATATGATTACCAATACAGTTCAGGTAGAGGTCATGTTAGAGGTAAGGTGAAAGAAGTCGGCGCTGCACCTGATATTCGTGGCGAATCTAAGTTAGACAAAGGCAAAATGGGTCAATCCACTTTCAAACATGACAAAGAGAAAGGTTGGCATTTCACAAATGAAGCCGTAGGCAAGCATTTCGAAAAAGCGACTGTCAAAGGATCTGATGGCAAAGAAAGAGGAATTATTGAACACTTCAACAAATTCCACGGTGATGGTAAAATTGATAGAAGTTATTCTATTGACGCACCAAAAGGCGCAACAAGAAATTATCTCAACACAAGCAATGTAAATTCGTTGCATTTGCATAATAAGTCTGCAAACAAAGGAACAACTTTTACTATCGGTGACACACACCTAAAGGGTAAGACTAAGTTGGGTCATTTGTCAGACGACCATTTAGACGCACTTGACGGCAAGTTGTCTATTGAAAAAACCACAACAGGTAGCACACAGGTTGCACACAGACCTAAAGCAGCTGTTATGAAACAATATGCAAATCTTTCCACAACCGATGCGGCAAATCATCGTGATTTGACCAACGAAGAACATGCGAAAGAATTTAAAACACACGTTGACAAAATCCCAGGAAATGCATAATGATCAGATTCAAGAGTTTTATTGCAGAAAGTATCCGCCAAGGATTGCCGCATATCACTACGATGGATCATGAACAATTTAAAAACCTAACTAAAGATGGTAAGGTTAAAATTTCATCCGCTACAGAAAAGACAGACGGATCAACTTTTTTAATTGGTCATGATGATAAAGGGTTTTATACACAATACTCAGGGTCGGGTAGTGAACGTATGCGAACACCCGAAGATTACGCAGAAAGAGCTAAGAGACGCGCACAAGAGACGGGTAAACCTTTAGACATGACTGCGTCAAATGCTTTCGGCACTGCACACGCTGCATTACAAAAAAACAAACCTCTGCTACAACATTTGCAAGCAACAGCAGAACGTAGCGGCGGCGAAACTAAAGTTCGCGGAGAGTTGTTTTCAAAGGCATTATCACGACCGTCAGAAACACCAGGCGAAATAAAATTTGTCGGAACTTCTTATCATCCGGAACATATGGGCTCTGTGGGTAAATTTGTTATTCATACTCGCTTGCCTGAAAATCAACATCATGAAGTAGAAAAGTTTAAAAAAGAACTATCCTCACCCGAATTGAATTTCGATGACGACAATATTAAAAATTTCAAGGCAGGTGAAGTTGATGTTTCAAAACATATCGAAGGTATGAAAGACGTTAATGCAGAGTTACTCAAAGCGAGAACCACGCCGAAGAACAAACAAGCAAAAGCAGAAGAAAACACTAAGTTCGACGCTGTGAAAAAAGCAGTGTCGGATGCTGTAGATAAACATGTGAAATCTATGGGTGTCATGCCTAAGTGGGGTTCGGGTAGTGAGGGACTTGTCGTGCATCCTGAAGAGGGTTCATCCGCACCACGTTTCAAAATCACATCTGATGCATTCCGTGACTATAAAGCATCTGATGAATCTAAAAATTTCAAAAATCGGGCGGTGAACAAGTGATCAGATTTAAACATTTTATTCTTGAAGGCGGAAACGTCAAAGTAAAGGACGCAGATGGAAAAGAAGTTTCCGCTGCGCCTTTTGCCATTAAAGATAGATCCGCACAAGCAAAAGACGTCCATGATGCGTTGTCTTCAATTCACAACTCATTCCATGCTGCAACAGGCAAGCACTTATTTGGAAAAGATGCAAAAGCGTTGTCAACAGGATCTGCATACTCGGGTTCTTCTAAGCAATTCATGAACAAAGACAAGAGTCCTATCTCGGATGCAGAGTTCAAGAAACACAAACCAACTGTAGGTGACGTTGACGTTCAGGTTCCTAAAGAACATAAAGAAGAGTTGCATTCTCATTTGCAATCACAAATCGGTCAACGTCATGGCAAATATACTCTAGTCGGCATAAAGAAATCAGGTAATGAGACACATGCAGTGATGCGCCATGACAACGGAGAACATCATCAATTTGACTTTGAGCATGTCGCATATCACAACCATGAACCTGCAGAACATGAACAATTCTTACATAGTTCTTCATGGGAAGATTCTAAAAAAGGCATCAAAGGCGCTCACCACAAGATTCTATTGAACGCTGTTGCATCTGCGTCTGATCACAAATTCTCAATCACCCACGGTTTGCGTTCTAGGACAAATGCAGATGATCCTGGAGTTGCAGCGCCTAAAGAAGTGTCAAAAAAATTGTTCGGTCCTAAAGCAAACCACGAAAACGTCAATTCGTTTGTCGGACTCGCTGATTCTATCAGACGTCACGTCCCTGCTGAAAAGCATCAAGAAATTTATGACAAATTCAAAGGTGGTATGGCGAATAACAAAAACGTTGATAGCACAAACGCAATTGCTCATTTGAAATCTACTCTAGGCACAAAGGACGAGTAAGATGTTATCATTTCTAAAGTTTCTTATCAGAGAAGAATCCGAACAGCATGCTTCAGTTATTCCTATGGTTGGGTTCAGTCCTATTTCCCACATGGGCCACGCAAAAGACCTCGGCGGTTCTTTATCAAAACTACCTGGTGAAAAGCACATCGGTATCTCGTCAAAAGCAGACGCATTCTCGCCAGAAGAACGTAAAGGGATTCTAGAGAAGCAATGGGGCAAAGGTAAAGTCAAGGTTCATATTGCAGATGGTGCAGGTGAATCTATCCGTGCTGCCCATGATTCCATGAAAGGTTCAGGACCTAAGCATCTTCACATTCTTGTTGGCGCAGACAGAAAATCTTTCGCTGAGGGGTTGAAAAAATCTCTAGAAGCGGGTAAAATAAAAGAGATGGGTGAACACAAGTTTGATTCCATCACTGTGCATACACCAGAAGATTCTGATCGCAGTCATGGCATGTCCGGAACAAAGATGCGAGCGGCGGCACATGAAGGCAATGAAGAAGAATTTCACCGCCACATGGGTCCGGCGTTTAGTCGTGAAGAATCTAATGGTGTCATGAAAAAAGTTAAAGCAGGCATCGACTCAGGCAAAATTCCACTAAAGAGATGATCATGAAAACATTTGCAGATTTTTTAGCAGAAGGCAATAGCATCCATTACTTCGATGTTGACAAAACATTGATGCATACTGATGCAACTAAAGTTCATGTCAACGACTCGAGTGGCAAGAGAGTTGCATCGCTCGACCCACAGGAATACAATCATCACAAATTGCCCGCAGGTCATAGTTATGACTATTCAGAATTTAAATCTGCTAAAAACTTTGAAAAAGCAAAACCTATTCGCAAGGTTCTTGCAAAAATGAAAGCGATCAAAAACAACGGCGGAAAGACGGAAATTTTGACTGCGCGTTCTGACTTTGATGACAAAGAAGGTTTTGCAAAGACATGGAAAAAATACGGCGTTGACATTAGTCCTGGTCATACTCATGTGAGACGCGCAGGTAATTTAAGTTTGCCCACTCATGATGCAAAAGCGAAAATCATTTCTGATGCAATCAAAAAACATGGGCACACTGAAGTTCATTTGTATGATGACCACAAACCGAATATTGACGCAATGCTTGCACTTAAAAAGGACCACCCAGACGTATCATTCCACGGCCATCATGTAGAACACGGTTCCGATGGTTCAGTTAAACTCACTCATTATAAGGCGTAACCATGGCACAGTATAGAAAAGACACACACAAATATTTGGGTGACGGCAAAACAATTTTTGAAGTTGTCATGTTGGCTGATCAATATGGTGGGATTGTCGGACCCGCAAACCCCACAGGAACTGCAGTTGATGCATTCGGACGAATGAGAACGTCTGCACCATTGACGCTGTTTGACTCTTCACATAGATACAAAGATAATGGTTTGTGGAATACCTCAAACAGTTCAGGAACAACTTATGCGTTCAATGCGAATGCAGGATTGATTGAACTCAATTTACCGACAACTTCTGGTGCTGAAATTATCAGAGAAACAACTAAGGTGTTCTCATATCAGCCAGGTAAATCATTACAAGTATTAAACACTGTTGTCATGGAGCCGCCTAAAGCAAATCTCAGACAACGAGTCGGTTACTTCGGTGCAAACAATGGAATTTATCTTGAAGCAAATGGAACAAATATTGCATTCGTTGAAAGATCTTATTCAAATGGTTCTTTAGTAGAAACAAGAGCTGAACAAGCGAATTGGAACGTTGACACGCTATTGGGTGCAGTTGAATCCAGTCCTTCCCAAAGAACGCTTGATATGTCAAAAGCGCAAATTGTTTTCCATGACATTGAATGGCTAGGACTAGGAACTGTTCGTTGTGGGTTTGTCATTGACGGCAAATTGATACACTGTCACTCATTCCATCACGCAAATTATATTACGTCTACTTATATGACAACTGGTTCATTGCCAGTTCGTTATGAAATCAGAAACACAGGAACAACTGCAAACAATTCAACCATGAAGCAAGTCTGCACGTCTGTTATGTCTGAGGGTGGATATGAACTTCGTGGTGTTCAGCAAGCGGTCGGAACGCCCGTAGGTTCAGGTTACTTGTGCGCTACTGCAAACACATTATATCCGATTGTTTCTATTAGATTGAAATCATCAGCATCAGATGCTATCGTTATTCCTACAGCAGCATCGTTGTTAGGAAGAGGTAATGGCGTTGATTTCAAATGGAGTATCATCGCAGGCGGAACTGTATCGAATACACAGGCATGGACATCAGCGGGAACAAATTCTTCCGTTGAATACACATTGTCAGCAAACGCGATAACTGGTGGTAGAGTTTGCGCCACAGGTTATTTCAACTCATCTACGCAATCTTCTCCTACCATTGATATTCTAAAACAAGCATTGTTCCAATTCCAACTTGAACGTAATTCATTCGCCGAAACTACTGAGCCATTCACCATCGCAGTTCAAGCAGGAACAAACTCAAGCAATTGCTACGCTTCTTTGGATTGGGAAGAGATTTCTAGGTAAAAGCGGGTATGCATTAACCGCATAACATATTTCTATAAATAATGATATAACGAATCGTCGCCGCATAACGTGGGCGACGATTTTATTTTGTCGAAAGGAAGAAAAAATGATACATAATATAATTGCAACAATATTCAACTTAAGAAAAAGTAACGACGCTGATATACGTAGATGGGCAGAAATCGAATATAAAAAGGATTCTGAATTTGCATATAATCACATAATATATCACGGTTGCACTCCAGATTTAAAACTTAACCGTTGATTTGTTATAAATATTAGCATCTGGTCAGGGCACGCCAATCCCAGATCAGGTTCTTGTTGTTTTAGCTACGGCAAGGATCTGTTTAATTTTTCGGATCAGTCTAAGGAAAACTCCGATGGAAAAAGATATAAACAAAACTAAAAAAGACCTAAAAAAACCCTCTTCGGTTAAATCTGTTATTAACACCAATCCTCAGCTCCCAGGTGTCGTTGAAAATGGTCCGGCCGTAGCTAAAACTCCCCTTGCTGAGAAAATATTACGTTTGTCAGGCAAAGTTAAATCGCGTAACGAATCTACGCAATTTAAAATGTCGCAAGAAAATGTTGATCTATTAATTGACGCCGTGTTGACTGAAAATCTTGATGACAAGATTGAAAAGTTGTTGCGTGTCGGATTAGGTGACATTAACAAAATTTCCATGTATAGAAAAGCACTATCCGATCCTGATGCGGCAGTTAAAACAACTGTGCTTCGCAAATATATTGTTGACGTGCTTGACAAACTACTTGACATTATCGAAGACGATAATGTTCTCTATCAAAGATTACTTGCAAACCTAATGAAGCGCAAGTCAATGAAAGAATGTGCAATTACAGTTGCATTGAAGAAAAAATCAGAAAAATTTGATTACGACTTCGAAACACTTGCAGAAGTGTATTATCGCGGCGTGCAATCATGGGACAAAACAACAGGCACTACACCTGTTCAATTTGGTTTCAATAGAGTTAATTCATTTGTAAACAACGGTCGTGCTTATAGATTAGATGAAGATTTGGTTGTGCGAGACAAAGCACACACAACCAGTGCAGGTTTTAAAGCACAAGTTAGACATGAACCAGGCAAACCTGCTAAGTTTGTCAGAAGAAATACTGGTGAAATTAAAATCAATGAAGCAAATCCTGCAATTGAAACAGAACCAAAACTGAAAAAGAAAACAGTTAACAGAGAAATTTACGGCGTAAATCGCAAATCACAGGATCCGATGTCTGAAGGCAACGTTGATCCTAAGAAGCGTTTTATCGGAACAAAATCACTAACGGATACATATAAAAAAGACACTCCGGGTGAAAAATTAAAAGAAACAACAACAGGTGGGTTTGATAAAAAAATCAATGTGGCAGACGTTCCTGTCAGATTGATCACCGGCAAAATCAAAAGACTTCCACCTGCAAAGAGCTCAAGTTCAAAAGGCGGTGATTGATGTTAAGTTTTAAAAAGTTCGCAGAAACAAACGTGGTTTCTGAAGCAAAGGATGATCGTGAATACGGCTATGAGGGTGAGATGGCAATGTCTCAACTCAAGTCAATCATGCGTAATTCTAAGGAATTGCTCGACATGTTAGAACCCGACACTGATTTGCCTGAGTGGGTTCAATCAAAAATCACCCTCGCACAAGATTACATTCAAACCGCTGCTGATTACATGAGCACCGAAATGAATGAAGAAGTCATTGATGAAAAAGTTGCAGCATGGCAGCGCAAAGAAGGTAAGAATCCTGAAGGTGGTTTGAATCAAAAAGGTGTAGAATCATATCGTAGAGAAAATCCGGGTTCTAAACTAAAAACTGCTGTCACTACTGAACCGTCAAAATTAAAACCGGGATCTAAATCAGCAAAAAGAAGAAAATCATTTTGCGCTAGAATGGGCGGAATGAAGAAAAGATTGACTTCTGCTAAAACTGCAAATGATCCTAATTCACGCATCAACAAAGCATTAAGAAAGTGGAACTGCTAATGGACGAATTTATTGAACAAATGAAAACTGTGCTTGCTAATACGTTTGCATTTTATTTGAAAGCACACAACTATCATTGGAACGTTGAAGGTCCTAACTTCAACGACCATCATGCATTCTTTGCAACTATCTACAACGACTCATGGGGTGCAGTAGATGAAATTGCAGAACACATTCGCACGCTCGATGTTTATGTGCCAGGTTCATTCGGTCGTTTCCGCGAGTTGTCACAAATTCAGGACGAGACAAACGTTCCAGATGCTCACGGCATGTTTACCAAACTAGAAGAAGACAATAAAAAAGTCATCGCTTCTTTGAAACTTGCACAAAAAACTGCAGATCAAGTTGACGCAGTGGGTATTTCTAATTTCTTACAAGATCGCATTGACATCCACGAAAAGCACGGATGGATGATGCGTGCTATCATTAAGAGATAATAAATGAAAAACTTATTCGAAACAATCAATACTATTCGTGCCAAGGGTGTAAACACTCCTCGCCTGGGAACTGATGACACAACAGTTCCTACGGTGCAAGGTGATATGCCTGCAGGGAAAGTAGAACCGAATCCCGCTGACAACTATAAAGCGGTCAAAAACAGAATGGCGCAAGTGAAAACAAAAATCATTGACGAAACTAATGGAGAAACAACCATGCCACAAGATAAAGTGAGCGCCTCTTTTCTTGAGGCATTGAACCAAGTTAAAGCAAACGCTGTTGCACTTGACGAAAAGAAGCACAAAAAGAATAAGCACGGACATGACGCAGTCGGTCATGAAGATGCAGACATTGACAACGATGGTGACGTAGACAGTTCAGACAAGTATCTACACAATCGTCGCAAGGCAATCGGTAAGGCAATTGCTAAAGAAGAAGTCGAGGGACTCAACGAACTTTCAAAGAAGACTCTTACATCGTATGTTAAGAAAGCAGCTGGTGATGCTGTTACTAAAGCTTATAGAGCAGGTGATGTTCGTGATAAAGACAGCGGTAAAAACTATATAAAAGCTCTAGGAAGACAAATTGGCATTTCTCAAGCAACTGATAAACTAGCTAAAGAAGAAGTCGAACTTGAAGAAGCAGCAACAGTTGTTCTACGCAAGGGCGGCGCAACTAAGCGTATGCGTTACAACCCTGCCACAATCGAAAGAATGAAAGCAGAAGGTTGGGTTCTTGCATCAGAAAGCTTTGTCGAAAAGGTCAAAGAACTATTCAGCATCGAAGAAGAAATCTCACTTGATGACGCAATTGCATTGGTTGAAGAAGAGCAAGCAAAGCGTGGTCGTGGTCGTCCTAAGAAGGCTGTTGATCCTAATGCAGCGCCGAAGAAAACATGGACACCTGGCGGTCGTGGTCGTCCACCAAAGAATAAAGATGCAGCATCAAAAGTGTCTACTTCTGATACCAAAGCAGCTGCACCTGCTGCAAAAGAACCTGAAAAGCAAGATGCCGGTGACACTCAGCACATCCTTGTTCAATTGAGAAAAGCAGCAACAAACGAACCAGGTGAAAGCGGATCAGGTAAAAACACCATCAAGTATTTGAACAATACGACTGGTCAAGTTACTGCATCACAAGCACGCAATGCATTGACCATGCACGACCAAATTAAAACTGCGGGTGACAGATTCAAAGCACAACGCAGAATGGGCGGCAGTCACGAAGGTTTGACTGGATTCTTGGCAGGTAAAGAAGAAAACACAACTGCAAAGCCAAAAGTCAGTTTAGCACAACCAGGTTGGAATAAAAAGTAATGGCTATTAATGCTAACAGAATAATTACGGCAGCGTCAAAGACGGTGCCGGAAAACGCTCCAGAAGCGCTCGATGTCAAAATAGAGACATTGGCGAAAGAAGACAATCCTATGTCTAGAAAATTTGTTATAGAGCGCAAGCAGGTGAAAGGTGTTGCTTCTGGAAATACAGCACTCGTTGTCAATGGTAAAAAGAGAAGCATAGGAAGAAAATCACACTTCCTTCTCGATATGTTGACTTTAGATGACGAATAAATACAAAGAAACATCCCAGGAGGAAAAAAATGTCACAATGGAAAATGGATGACAGTGCTGCAAATTCAGTCAACTGGGCTGTAGCACAAGTCAAAAGAACACCGAACACTGCAAACAGAGACGCGCTTTACACGAATACAACACCTAATGCGTTTATTGACGGAACAACTGTAGGTCAGTTCGCAGTTGATGCAACTGAAATTGCAGTCGTAAACGGTTCAATCGCTGCATATACTATAACCTTCGCAGGTTCAGGTTATCGTGCAAACGCTACAGTCACTGTTTCAGGTAACGCAACTTCAAACGCTACTGCAAACTCACTAGGTCGCATATCAGCGGTCAACGTGAATACTACAGGTTCTGGTTATACAACCAACCCAACAGTAACTGTTGCCGCACCTGCAGCACAAACGTTCAACTCAAATACAGCTTTGTATCTTGATGCGACATTCAACTCAGATACAGGCGTTGCTAACAGCACTGATTTCATCACAACGAGTTCTGCACACGGATTCTCAAATGGTGATTTGGTTCAGTATCGCACCGCAACAGGTAACACAGCACTATCTGGTTTAACAAACGCTGCTAGTTACTACATTCGCTTTGCTAATACCACTGCGTTCAAATTGTCTACTTCTGAAACCAGCGCAAACCTAGATTTGACGGCTGCTGCTACAGGTGAAACAGGTCACACACTTCGCCGTGTTGGTCAAGGTTTCATTTCAATCGGAACCAACGTATTGCAAAACGGTGACCGTGTAACTTACACTGTTGCTGCAAGTAACACTGCATTGACTGGTTTGACCAACGGTGCGACTTATTTTGTTGTTGGTGCAAACTCTACTGGAGTTGAACTTTCAACTACTAATGGCGGAAACGCTATTGTGTTAACACCTGGTGTATCAGAATCTGGTCACTCACTAACAGGTGAAACTGCAACTGCTGCTGCTGTGTTGTCATATGCAGGTCGTGGTGTAGCACACACAGGTTGGGTTTTGAGAACTGTAGGTTCAGGTGGTCGCGCAGGACGTGTCCAGTATGAAACTCTAGTTGCGGGCGGAATCATTTCTGACGGCGATGACGATACAATCTTTAAGGATGCATAATAGCAAATGACTGATAGAGCTAAAAAAATAAGTGAACTACAAGTAACCACTAGCGTTGCTAATACTGATAAGTTAGTCGTGTTGAAAGACGCGGCTAACGCTTCAATAGCGACAACTAGATCTATATCATTGAGTTCTTTAGCTCAATCATTAACGCCATTAGTGCAAGCATCAATACCGAATACGACTGTTATTTCTAACAGTGTAATTGTCGCATCAAATGGCAGCACACCTGTTCCTTTCTTTACCTATGATATAGGCCCGGGGAAATCAGGTTGCTGCCAATTAATGTTTCATGCCCGTGACAGTTTCACTAATAGCATCACTGGCGGGACATTAACTGCTGTCGCCATCGGCACAGAGGCTAACATGAATTACGATTCTGTTGCTGCTATCGGGACAAATCAAATAGGTTTCGGTATTCAGCCATTAGTTAACGCGGCTTCAAACACCGTTACGTTATTTTTTGCTAGAGACTCAGCAACAACTACAAACGTCAGTATCAGATATACAGCGACTATATTCTGATAATGTTAGAACGTATTGATGATTCGAATTTTTTATTATTTTGTGCAAAACATTATGACAACGCTCAATGTCATGACACTGAAGAGTTTTATGAAGATCTGAGAAGAATAAAATATATCAAGAAATTGATAACTCGTTATGTTGCTACAGGTGATTTGAAAGAACGACTAATATTAAATCATTTGATAATCTTGCAAAATGTATTCGGTCCCATGATACTTTGCAAGATTATTTTTTTGAAAATGCCTAACCAATTGAAATATATTAAACCCTTTTTAGTTATGTTAAATATATTGCCTGATAAAATTTACAACGTGGGTAAAGAGGGTAAGACGTTTGTCACTGATGAAATCGAAATGGATTCGACGATAGTAAATGTGTTGAGGAATATATGAAAAGCTTCAAAGAAAAACTTGCAGAAGAAGTTGCATCATCAGTTGCAACAAATGCAACTGCAGGAATTGCATCGTTGAACCCATCTGATCCAACCAATCCACCTATGTTCAAAAAGCGTAAGGCAAAATTAATTAAGACAATACTAAAAAGAAGAGAGCCTAAATGACAGATCTGAACGAATTATCCAGAGAAGTTTCAAAGTTAAAAACAGATATGGCTCAAGTCAACACATTGGTTGATCGTCTTGACGTTACGATAGAAAAATTGACAGAAGTGTCGACCACTGTTTCACAGCTATTAGCAGTTCAGGGCAGCAGATTGGAACAACAAGAAAAATCTGCAACTCAGCTTTCATTATTGCTAGAGAAAAGAAGAGACGAAGCGTCTGAGAACTATGAAATGTTACACAAACGTATAACATCTTCAGAAAGAGATTTCAAGCATGAAATTGAAAAACTCAACGACAAAATTCTCGATGAGATGAAAGCAATGCGAGATGACAACGCGAAACAACAACAAGCTATGATTAAAAAAATAACCGACCTAGAAAAATGGGTATGGGTTGTTTCAGGCGGTGCCGCTGTTGTAGGTTTCCTTATTTCCCACGTCATCGACCTTTCCAAATTTTTCAATTGACAAACCTGTAGGGCTGTGTATAATCACCGTGTAGGTGTAAAATACATAGGTCTATTTGATGTCTTGGCTGGAACAAAAATACATTAATCTTCTATCTCCACGACTACAACGCTTCAAACGAAAGTCAGGCGTGTTGTGGAATTTTCGTTGCCCAATCTGTGGCGATAGTGAAACAAATAAATCGAAGGCCCGCGGGTATATTTACTTGAATAAGGGCGAATATTTGTTCCATTGTCACAATTGCAACGACACTAAATCATTTAAGAATTTCATCAAGATGATTGATGGCAATCTTCACAATGAATACTCTATGGAATTGTTGAAAGAAAAAGCGTCGCCGCAATACAAGCAACAAGAAGATGTTGTAGTAAAAATGGCGGCACCTGTTTTCAAAACTGATCCTCTCAAAAAACTTAAAAAGATCTCATCTTTGGTCAACCACCCTGCGAAGCGTTATGTTGTCCAGAGGCAAATTCCTACACCATATCATGCAAAACTATACTATGCAGATAAGTTCAAGGAATGGGTCAACACTATCATTCCGAATAAATTTGAAATCATCTATGATGAACCTCGTCTCATTATTCCATTCGTAAATGACAATGGTGATATGATAGGATTTCAAGGCAGATCGTTTAAACAGGACGATGCGTTACGATATATAACAATCATGATTGATGAGACCCAACCTAGATTGTATGGCATGGATGCTCTAGACACAAGAGATAGGATTTACGTGTTTGAAGGTCCCATTGATTCTATGTTTATCCCGAACAGTATCGCAAGTGCGGGTGGCGAAATTAAACGTGAGTTGCCGAGATTAAAACTTGACAAATCAGTATATACTGTTGTATATGATAATGAGCCACGAAATATAGGCACCGTCAAAAAAATGGAACATGCCATTGATGACGGTTATGAAGTTTGTATTTGGCCTGACACTATCACGAAGAAGGATCTTAATGATATGATCAAGGCAGAGGTCAATGATTTTAGTTATGTGAACACTGAACTAATTGGTCGCATTTCAAATCGTATTCGTAAGATCATTGACCAGAACACATACTCAGGTCTACAAGCAAAATTGAAACTGACTCAATGGAGAAAATGTTAATGAAAGTGAAATTGTTTGGTCATACCACACCTGTTGAAGATCTCGACATTGAGGGTCTTAATGATGTGCAAGATTTGATAGCATATTGTGCAAAAGTTTCAAATCCACAATTTCAAAATAACTTTGAGACATCAGAACGTCTTTTGACGTATCTCGCAGAACATGCTCACTGGTCACCTTTTGAAATGGTTAGTGCGACTATTGAAATCGAAACGACTCGTGACATTGCAAGGCAAATTCTACGCCATCGTTCATTCAGTTTTCAAGAGTTCAGTCAGCGCTATAAAGAGGTTGACGCACTTGGTGAAGCGTTTGTCATTCGTGAAGCACGGTTTCAACATCCAAAGAATCGTCAAGATTCAATTGTTCTTGACATGGAAAATGCAGAACATCTTGCAATCGCGTCTGAATGGGCGCGCCGTCAACAAATTTTAATTGACATTGCAAAACAACAATATGATTGGGCTCTCGGCGTAGGTATTGCTAAAGAAGTTGCAAGAGCTGTTCTGCCCGAAGGAAACACAGTGTCTCGCCTGTATATGCAAGGCACTATTCGTTCATGGATTCATTATATTCAACTACGCTCAGGCAACGGAACACAAAAAGAACATATGGAAATCGCAATTGAAGTGGCGAAAGCGATCCAGGGTATCTTCCCGTTGGCAAGTAAATTCATTAATAATTAAAAAGAGGTAACTATGCTTTTCGAGGAACAAATTGCGAGAAAACCAGATTTGTATCCATGGACAAAACCGTTCGTAGATGCAATATGGCAGGGATTTTGGACCCCTGATGAATTTAATTTCAGAGCAGATTATTCTCAATTCAAAACAGATCTATCGCCACAGGAACAAGAAGTTGTAGTTCGTGCTTTGTCTGCTATTGGGCAGATTGAAGTTGCGGTTAAAACATTCTGGGCGAAAATTGGCGATCACATGCCACATCCGTCAATTCGTGACTTAGGATTTGCTATGGCAAATTCTGAGGTCATACATAATCTTGCATACGAAAAATTGCTTGACGTATTGCACCTGACGCATGTCTTTGAACAAAATTTGAATGAAGAAGTAATCAAAGGTCGTGTCAACTATCTCAGAAAGTATTTGAGAAAGGCATACAAAGACGACAAGAAGCAATATGTCTACGCTATCACGTTGTTTACTTTATTTGTCGAGAACGTAAGTTTGTTTTCTCAATTTTATGTTATTATGCATTTCAATCGTAACCGTGCTATTTTGAAAGATTGCGCCCAGCAAGTTCAATATACTCGCAATGAAGAAATGCTCCACGCCCAGGTTGGTATCAAATTGATCAATACTTTGCGTGAAGAATATCCTGAGTTATTTGACAAAGAACTTGAAAAGCGTATTGCAGAAGAATGCATTGATTCTTTGAAGGCAGAATCAAAAGTCATTGATTGGATCATGGGCGATCTCGCACTCCCGGGTCTTGATGCAAAAATTCTGAAAAGTTTTATTGCAAAGCGTATGGCAGATTCTCTTGATCAAATCGGGTTTGATTCTTCACAGATTTATTACGACCCCGAACACATCAAACAAACGTATTGGTTTGATGAAGAACTACTCGGGTCAAACATGACTGACTTCTTCCAGAAGAGACCTGTTGAGTATGCAAGAGGAACAGCAATTACAGCAGATGATCTATTCTAAGGGGAATAAAATGGGATTTGAATGGGCAAACGAAGATTCACGAACTTTTCTTTCTAGAGGTTACATTGACGGCAATATGACTGTCGAGGAGAGGGTGCGTGAAATAGCAAAGGCAGCAGAAAAGATTCTGGACAAACCAGGATTTGCTGATAAATTTTATGACTACATGAGCAGAGGGTTTTACTCCCTCTCCTCACCCGTATGGGCAAACTTCGGAACTGATAAAGGTCTTCCTATTTCATGCAACGGTGTCTATATTGATGACACCGTTGAATCTTTTTTTGACAAACTAGGTGAAGTCGGTATTCAATCAAAGAATGGCGCAGGCACCTCAGGTTATTTTGGAAATATTCGCGCTCGTGGTTCTGATGTGCGCGGCGGCAAAAACGGCAAAGCAAATGGTCCCGCATATTATATGGCGTTGTGGGATACCGCTGTTGATGTGATTAGTCAAGGTTCAACTCGTCGCGGTTCATTCGCGGCGTATCTTGACGTTGAACATCAAGACATCATGGAATTCCTTGAGATCCGTGAAGTCGGCGCACCTGTGCAAAATCTGTCATTAGGTGTTTGTATCACCGACAAATGGATGGAAGAAATGATTGCGGGTGACCCAAAGAAGCGCGAAGTGTGGGCAAGAATCCTGCGTAAGCGCCGTGAATCTGGATATCCTTATTTGTTCTTCAGTGACACTGTAAACAAAAACAAACCACAAGTTTTGAAGGATAAGAATATTCCGATCTGGGCATCTAATCTTTGTTCTGAAATCGCATTGCCTTCTTCTAATGATGAGTCGTTTGTTTGCAATCTTGCATCAATGAATATTCTCACGTTTGACGAGTGGGTTAACACAGACGCCGTTGAAGTCATGACATGGTTCCTTGATGCAGTCATGGAAGAATATATTGAAAAGACAAACGATGTGCGTTACATGGAGGCATCTAATAACTTCGCTCGTCGCTGGCGTGCATTGGGATTAGGACAACTCGGATGGCATTCATATTTACAATCAAAGATGATTCCGTTTGAATCTTTTGATGCACACATGCTTGCTATGAAAGTCAGTAAATTCATTGATGACCGTTCACTGCTTGCATCAAAAGAACTCGCAGAAGAATACGGCGAACCAGAAGGACTATTGGGATATGGTGTTAGAAATCTTACACGAACTGCTATTGCCCCTACTACTTCTAGCAGTTTTATTCTCGGTCAAGTATCTCCAAGTATTGAACCACTCGCGTCAAATTACTTCACAAAGGACCTTGCTAAGGGTAAATTCACCTACAAGAATCCTTATCTTGTCAAAGTTCTCGAAGAACATGGAAAAAATACGTTCGACGTTTGGGAAACCATATTAATTCGTGGCGGTTCTGTTCAGCATTTGGAGTTCTTGTCACAGAATGAAAGAGACGTATTTAAGACGTTCAGCGAAATTGCACCTATCAGTATTGTGCAACAAGCAGCAGCGCGTCAAAAATACATTGATCAATCGCAATCATTGAACATTTTAATTGCACCTGAAGTTGCAGCGAAAGATGTAAACGCACTTATCATTGAAGGATGGAGACTCGGAGTCAAGACGTTCTATTATCAACGTTCTGCAAATCCTGCACAACAACTTGTCAGAGACATTATGACATGTGCGTCTTGCGAAGCATGATTACTGATGATGTGACTGCGTGGGAACAACTTCCGCGCAGTCGTTGGATGTTGAATAAATTATATGTCCAACAACGCATAGGTAATCTATGCGGTCCTGTCGGTGTCGAACCGACGGCATATCCCGTTTGGGTTAAACCTACAATCAACGTCCATGGTTTAGGTATTGGTTCGAAAAAAGTGAACTCCTCGATTGAAATGAATTACGAACCGGGAATGATGTGGATGCCTTTCTATGTAGGTGAACATATCAGTTACGATATAAAGTATGAGCATGATGAAATCGTTGAAGTTTACGCAGCGAAGGGTTTGAATGGTCCTAATTTCAATGAATGGATCATAGAAAAGATCGAACCTGATAATAAACTAAAATATCTTGTATATAAATTATCAGTGTGTGGGAAACTTCCGTCACATTTCAATATAGAAACTATTGGTGGCAATTTGATTGAATGTCATCCTAGATGGGCAGATGAATTTGTCGATTATTACGATAAATGCCCGTTTAGACAATTAGTTTTATGGTCAAAGGATATTAATGAAACAACACCTGATGGATGGATTGACTGCAGAGAAGATCCGTGCAATCAATGGACGGGTGAAATGAAACGTATTGCATACATTTACAAATTTAAGGAGTAACATATGGGTTGGGCAAGTGGTTCCAGTATAGCATCAGAACTTATCGAAGCAATGTCAGAAATAATTGACGACGATACAGTTAGACATGCATTTTACAGCAGAATGATCGAAATCTTTGAAGATCATGATTGTGACACATTAGACGAATGTTGCGGTATTGACGCTGCATTTGACGAAGCATGGGAAGAATATACAGATATTGAAGAAACTGATTGGTCAGAAGAAGAATAAGTGATTACCCTCATATATACTAAAAATGTATGAGGATCAACAATGACTTGGCATATGAACGGTGAAGAGTTTACTTCTGAAATGATCGGCGACAACTTAGGTTTTGTTTATAGAATAACTAACAAAACCAACGACATGAAATACATAGGCAAAAAACTATTCATTTCCACTGTCAAGTTACCGCCACTCAAAGGCAAGACGAAGAAGCGCACAGTCAAGAAAGAATCTGACTGGAAAAAATATTTTGGTTCGTCTGAAGAAGTCAAGACGCTCGTGGAAGAGATGGGTGCCGACGCATTCCACCGAGAAATCTTGCACCTATGTAAGACGAAGGGTGAACTAAGTTATGTGGAAGCAAAGTTGCAGTTCGACAACAACGTGCTGTTGCGTGACGACTACTACAACGGCATCATCAACTGCCGCATCAACAAAACCCATGTAAAACATATGAAAATTTCCGGTTGACATATTTTGGAATATATCTGATAAACAATGCATGATGAAAATGGAGACGATAATGGAAGACATCGTGATTGGCGAAGCACGCCGTGTGAATGCAAAGCCCTGCTCGTCAGAGTTTGAAATTTCTATGATGGGTGAGATCGCTGAATGGATCATGTCTCAACCAATCAAATTTCATGATATGAAATGCGCTATCAATGCTTATTGGAATGAAAGGCTGAACTGAATGGCAAACAATACTCAAACGCAATCGGGCGGCATCGGATTCTTCGGACTCCTAACTATCGTGTTTATTACGCTCAAACTCACTGGTTACATCGCATGGTCATGGTGGTGGGTTCTTGCGCCGTTGTGGGCTCCGCTTTCTGTTGTGCTTGTGATCTTTTTGATTGCACTAGTTGTAGCTGTATTTGTGTCAAAATAAATAAGGATAATGCCCCTGTAGGCCAATGGTAGAGTCAGGAGACTTAAAATCTTTACAGTGTCGGTTCGAGTCCGACCAGGGGTACCAAAATCAATATGAAAATCACCGTAAAAGACGTTGTTGAACTTGCCAAAGAGGCAGAAAAAGAAAACCCGCTTATGTGGGAACATCTTAATTTAAATCAAGATGCCGCATATCAAGTCATCACTTCAGAAATGTTCGACATGATCAATGATATTGATGATGATGACGAAAAAATCCTAACCATTCTTGTTGCACTTGTTCTTAGTCAGATGGAAAATTATGTGCTTAATGTCAAGGTTGGTTTGATGAATTGATTTATGGGCCTGTAGCTCAACGGTTAGAGCTGAGCGCTCATAACGCTTAGGTTGGGGGTTCGAGTCCCTCCGGGCCTACCATAACAAAGGAGTTCATATGTCTAGTATCGAATACGCAGAAGCAATGGGTCTCAGAATTGCTTTGAGCAATCTAAAAGCAGTAGATGTGACCTATCAAGATGAACAATGGATTGCCGTGACAGATTGGATTCGAGCTCGAATTAGTGAACTGGAGAAAAAGTGAAACATTTTTATATGGAACTAGACGGTTGGTTTACATTTCCTGCGCTTTATGATTTAGCAGTAAATGAAGCTCCGCAGAATGCACACTTTGTTGAAGTTGGTGTATGGAAAGGATGTTCCGCAGCATTTATGGCTGTTCAAATCATCAACAGCGGAAAAAACATAAAATTTGACTGTGTTGACACATGGGAAGGCAGTGCAGAACACCAAACAGATCCTGATGTTATCTCCGGTAAACTGTATGAACGTTTTATTGAAAACATGAAACCTGTTGAAGGGCATTACACACCTGTAAGGATGGAAAGCACTGAAGCAGCAAAGTTATACGAAGATTATAGTTTAGATTTTGTTTTCATTGACGCTTCACATGACTATCAAAATGTCAAAAACGATATTATTGCATGGTATCCGAAAATTAAGGTTGGCGGAAAACTCGCAGGTCATGATTACAACTGGGGAACAGTTCGCGGAGCAGTTCATGATCTACTTCATTACAGAGGCATCATGACTGATCACGTATCATGGTTTACTGTGAAACAAAATACAGACCCCTTGATATATCAGATCAATCCTTACGTCAAATAATCAGTTGACAACAAAATAATTTCCTGATATATACAAATAATGGAAGTGAGACTGGGTAGTCAGAGAGGTCTTATAAGCCTTTTAGCGCCAGATTAGCGTTCTTGACTGGGTTCGAGTCCCAGCACTTCTACCAAATTTCAATCGTGAAAGGACTACATAATGGCTCGTAAAAAGCAACAAGTAACTAAAGAAGTTGAATCAATTAATATTGATGTCGCTGACAATGGATATGTTATTGTCTATAGCGGTCGTGATGACGAAGACAGTTGGACGGACGCAAAAATTGTTGTGAAGACATTACAAGAAGTTTTTGCAGAAATTGAACGTGTCGCTAAACTGTAATTGAAATTGGATTTGTAATGAAAATTTATTTGCTTTCCGTTGCGTTTGTTGCATACGCAGTTGCAACCTTCGGTTTAATTATACCTTACCTAATCTCCGCTGCCTCTACTGTACTTGTTCTTGCAGGATTTTTTGTGCTTGCATTATTTCCTGTTATTTCCTATTACTACTACACAATGATTGTCAAACTGAAAAAAGGAAAACTCGATGAAACTTCGTAATATTGCTCTAATTGCTCTTCTCGCAGGTTCTGTCGCTGCGTGTTCTAAAGTGCCCGCAGGTAATGTCGGTGTTAAAGTGTATTTGCTTGGCGATTCAAAAGGTGTTGAAGTTGAAGAACTCGGCGTCGGTCGTTATTGGATCGGTTTCAATGAGGAACTTTATCTGTTCCCGACTTTCATGCAAAACTATGTTTGGACGAAAGATCCTACAGAAGGTTCTACTAATGACGAATCTATTTCGTTTCAAACTGTTGAAGGTTTGACTGCAAACGCGGATATCGGTATCTCTTATTCTATCGACCCGACCAAAGTGACTGATATTTACCAGATGTATCGTCGCGGTGTTGATGAAATTACCGACACCTTCCTGCGTAATATGGTGCGTGATTCACTTGTGAAGGCAGCGGCATCGCAACCAATTGAACAGGTTTACGGCGCAGGTAAAGCGATTCTGATTGAAACTGTGCAAGAAGAAGTCGCAGCGCAAGTCACGGACCTCGGTATTATCATTGATAAGATTTATTGGATCGGTGATATTCGACTTCCTGACACAGTGATTGAATCTATCAACGCAAAGATCGAAGCAACTCAGCGTGCCCAGCAACGTCAAAACGAAGTTGCACAAGCACGTGCTGAAGCAGACAAGAAAATCGAAGAAGCGCGCGGTCAAGCTCAATCGCTTCTGCTAGTCGCCGAAGCACAAGCAGAAGCAAACAAGTTGCTTGCTGAATCTTTGACTATGGAATTCGTGCAATATCAAGCGATCACACGTTGGGATGGCATTCTTCCTCGCATGACGGGTGATTCAGCAATTCCGTTCATTGATGTAACTCGAGAAGCGGGCATTCAATAATGGCAAGGTGGGGAGAAGTGCATTTCACTGATTTCTCTAATTTTGGTCGCGTCAAAAACTTCATGCAAAAGTTCGGGCAGGAGGTTAAATCCTCCCCCGAGTTCCCCGCTGAAAAAACTGTTGACTTGCGTGTTGAACTGATTAAAGAAGAACTACGTGAGTTGCAAGAAGCAATCGCTGCAAACGATATTGTAGAAGTTGCAGACGCACTTACAGATCTTCTGTATGTCGTCTATGGTGCGGGCGCTGCATTCGGTATTAATCTTGATGCGTGCTTTGAAGAGGTGCATGACAGTAACATGTCTAAGTTGATGCCTGATGGCACTGTTCTTAGACGCGAGGATGGCAAGATCATGAAGGGTCCGAATTATTTTCAACCTGACCTCAAAAAAGTTCTTGACATCTGAAAATAAGTGATGTAGTGTGATGTTAGAAAAAGAAATCGAATCACCTACTTTCAAAAAAGAGTTCTGGGCATGGTTCGATACTCTGCCCGTTCTCGAAAAACAAAAGTTTTGGTATTATGGATCTGATATGGCAGAAATATTTTACTACAACAAAATTTACTCTAGATTGAAAATAAATGTTGACAATCGAAAAAATTCGTGATATATAAAATTCGTAATTAGGGATGATTACAGCAACTTAACATATTCAAGGTGATGACTTCGGTCATTCGTCTCGACAATAACACTCCGGTGTTAGTCTATTTGCTAGTAAGAAAGAACTAGATAGTGCCAGTAGAAATTGGATATTGTCTGTAGAAAACAGAATACTGCAGCAGGAACGGAACCCGCATGGTAGACATGCTGCGAGAGATAAAATTAATTGTGTTGTTCCCTCATCCCGCTGTTATTTAGGTTACTTACAGCAAATCTTATCGCCAAGGTGGCAAATTTGTCTTGAAAACAAACTCGACGGTTCGATTCCGTAACTATGTAACCTGTTGAATCTTAGATTCAATTCCGCCTAAACTATGCTCGTATAATGCAAACCAAACTGAATCTGTTGAAAAGGAAATGAAAATGTCTACTTTTGCTAACGCTGTTAAAAATCAATCTACTCGCACCACGAATGGTATGAAGGCTCTCAAGTCAACCACTTCGTCTGCAGTTGATCTCTTCTTCAAAATTGGTGCGTCTCGTGGTAAGAATATCACGCCTGACTTCACTGCTGCATTCGTGGAAAACCGCGACTATGCAATTCGTATCGCTCAATGGGCGCGTGACGTCCGTGGCGGTGCCGGTGAGCGTCAAATCTTCCGTGATGTTCTTGTTGACCTCGAGCGCAAGGACACGGACGCCGCAAAGGCGCTTGTTCGCAAAGTTCCTGAACTCGGTCGTTGGGACGACATGCTCGTCTTCAAGACGCCTGAAATGAAGGCGTTTGTCTACGACTTCATCAAAGAAGCTCTGGAAGCGAACAACGGTCTTGCAGCAAAGTGGATGCCTCGCAAGGGTGCCATTGCTGTGGAACTCCGTGAACATTTCGGTTGGACTCCAAAGTTCTACCGTAAGCGTCTTGTTGAACTGACGAAAGTTGTTGAACAAGAAATGTGTGCTAACAAGTGGGATGAAATCAATTTCAACCACGTTCCTTCTGTAGCGTCCGCCCGCTATAAGAAGGCATTTGCTCGCCACACCGATGTCTATAAGGAATGGGTTGCAAAACTCGTTTCTACGGACCCTGAGATCGCAAAAACTGTTAAGGTTAACGCCGGTGCAGTTTACCCTTATGATGTTCTGAAGGGTTTGATCTATGAAGGTGGTTACGGTGCAATCCGCCGTAAGTCCTACACCAAGGAGAATCTGCAACATATCGTTGCTCAATGGGAAGCGCTTCCTAACTATGTTGGTGATGCGAACATCCTTCCTATTGTTGATGTTTCGGGTTCTATGACTTGCCGTGCAGGTGGCTATACTTCCAAGTCGGAAACGACTTGCCTCGACGTTTCTGTTTCGCTTGGTCTCTACCTTGCGGATAAGAACAAGGGTAAGTTCAAGGATACGTTCCTTACTTTCTCTGGTTCGCCAGAACTCCTTCACCTGAAGGGTAACGTTGTTGACAAGATTGACCAAATGGTCCAATCGAAGTGGGCAATGAACACTAACCTCGACGCAGCGATCTCCAAGATCCTTGAAGTTGCGGTTAAGCACAACGTTCCTGCTGAGGAAATGCCTGACACGCTCATGATCCTTTCGGACATGCAGTTTGACCAATGCGCTAACTACTCTGCGTCAGAAATGATTGCAAAGCGTTATGCGGATGCAGGTTACAAGATGCCACAAATCGTTTTCTGGAATCTTAATGCAGCGGACAACGTCCCGGTTAAGATGAACGAAAAGGGTGTTGCACTTGTATCAGGTTTCTCACCAGCTATCGTTAAGTCGGTGCTCTCTGCTGACATGGAGCAATTCACGCCAGAAGGGATCATGCGAAAGACGATCATGTCTCCTCGCTACGACTACTAAAACAAGAAACAAGGGGGAGCGAAAGTTCCCCCTTGACACATTTTATGATATATGTGATAAATGATTATGAATCGACGATGAGGATCCGATGAGAATTTGCGTGTGTGGAGGCAGGGATTATTATGACAAACACAAGGTTTGGAATACAATGGACACCTTTAGGTCAATCGTGCCCGACTTCGTCCTTATTCACGGAGATGCGAAGGGGGCAGATTCACTTGCTGACGCATGGGCAAGATATAACGAAATCGAAACTGACCCATTTCCCGCCGACTGGGAACAGCACGGCAAAAAAGCAGGACCCATCAGAAACCGACAAATGATTGCATCAGGCATTGACTTGCTGCTTGCATTCCCGGGTGGCAAAGGAACTGCTGATATGATTGCAGCATGTAAGGCGGCAGGAGTTGTAGTGAAAGAAATCAAATGACTTACTTCCAGCATCACAAAATTACGACTTCGGGTAACTGCCATGTAGGAACTGTGTGGTCGTTTCGCAATTGTAAAGTAGAAATGCATGAAGAAGGTTTTAATTGCACTTGTAAGAAACGACCCGTAGTCAAGTGCAATCACATTAGATCTGTTGAATTGGGACTTCTAGGTGTAGGACAAACGTATTACAAATGACTTACAAACTTTTTCTTGATGATTATCGCCACCCAAAATTCCTTGCAGAAAATAAGTATCCTTATAATCCGAAAGGCGCATGGGTTATTGCGCGTTCTTGTGCAGAAGCAATTAACATTGTAGAAGCGATGGGCGTGCCGCTGTTTGTTGCATTCGACCATGACCTGGAAGATGCACACTATGATGGCAAAGAAGGTCATGAGCGCACAGGTCTTTCGTTTGCGGAGTGGTTGACAGATTATTTCGATAATAATAATGTCGAACTTGATGATGAATTTGATTGGTGCATCCACAGCATGAACCCGTCGGGTGCTGATCGGATTCGTCAGCACATGGCACGCTGGTATAAAAGATATTATGAGAGGAGATATGGGTGACTAAGAACATTTGGGTGATCTCTGACACCCACTTCAACCATGCCAATATCCTCAAGTTCGAGGATAAGGTTGGCAAACCAGTTCGTGGTCAATTCAGTTCTGTTGAAGAAATGAATGAAATCATGATCCGGCGTTGGAATGAAGTCGTTAAGCCCGGCGATAAAGTATATCATCTTGGTGACGTTGTATTCGGTCCTGACAAAGAAGCATGGCTGGCAAAAAACATGCCTCGTTTGATGGGTTCGAAGAGACTCTTATTCGGAAACCACGATGAACCTTCACACTTTGTCGGTAAGGGTCAGTTCCAGAAAACTGCTCTGTGGCGGATTTTCCGGGATTTTAATATACTAATGACCCATGTTCCAGTGCATGAAACCACAGTGATGGAAGGACGTGGCGGTTCTGATCGACCAATGCTTAACGTCCATGGTCACATCCATCAAAATTTGGCGCCGTCCAAATACCATCACTGCGTATGTGTTGAGCATACGGATTATCGTCCAGTAAATATTGAAGATCTGGCAAAGATTGCGAGGAAACTGTGAAAAAACCTGACGAACTTTATAATTTTGTCGCAAGCAACTATTACGCAACAGGAGAGGGGTCAACGACCTCTCTTCTGATCACTCGAGCATATCCTCGTAGTGAGGACTATGAAGTTCAACCAGAAACTATTTACACTGACGGTAAATATCAACTCAATCCTGGTATTCTTGCAAATGGTGCAGGGTTTAGGGCAATTCGTGAATTTGCTGAAGTGTTTGATGGATGGTATGCTCGTGGTGCAGAAATCTATACATGGGAAAATTTCGAGAAAAAATATAAGGCATACATCCCGTTAGTCGTTTCTAACATCATGAATAGCGATGACACTCCAGGAAATTTTCATTGGCATCAACAAATCCATATGAATTTTTCTTGACAAGCACTCAATAGGATCGTATATATAGGTTATTATGAGCAATCAACGTCCTGGAAAAACACATCGCGCCGCACTTGGCGATTCTATGCAGGAAATGAACCTGCGTAATTTCTTCCGTTCTTGCAAAGAGATGCTAGAGGTTGCAGATGAACCTGCTTCATTTGCTGCTTTTTATTTCGAACAAATTCAAGAACACATAGAAGCGGGCAATTCACTTCCACAAGACAAGCGTGAAATTCAACGTTTGCTCGGCATTTAATATAATTTGGTTCCTTAGCTCAGTTGGATAGAGCAACTGCCTTCTAAGCAGTGGGTCGTAGGTTCGAGTCCTACAGGGACCGCCATTTTAACACAGCAAGAGGATATATCATGGGCAAGTCTAAAGGCGGATCTGGTAAAACTTACACTTCAAAGGGGGAGCGTCGTTCTTCTATTAAAACGTCTAGAAATGATCCCGGTCAGCGTATGCTGAATCAAATCAAGGCACTATACGAAGGCAAAAATATAGTGTGGAGTCTCCCTAATGTCTCTAAGGACGGCAAAGTTCTGCCTAACACTAGAGTGCCTGTTAACGGCAAAGAATTTCTTAATAACATTAAGAATATGAACAAAGGTCATAAAGAGGCTGAGGCCTAATGCGTGTCGAAATTTATACCAAACCACAATGCATCTATTGTGAGATGGCAAAAGCAACTTTTCGGTTGCAGCAATTAGAATACATTGAGTATAAACTTGACGAAGATTTTACTCGTGATGAAGTTCTTGCAAAATTCCCTGGTTACAATACGTTTCCGTTTATTGTGATTGACAATAACTTTGTTGGGGGTTATACTGACCTTCAAGCATACATGAAAGGACTTGAAAATGGAAAATGATTTTGATGTAGAAGTTGCACACCAAGCATACACTCAAATGCTGAAGAATAATGTTCTTCAAGTTACATTTAATAAAAAGTCGACTGGTGAACTACGCACCATGCGCTGCACTTTGAATAATCAATATCTCCCCGAGCAAACACAAACTGTTATTCGCGCAAAGGAATTTAATCCTGAAGTCGTTAGCGTGTTTGATCTCGACAAACAGGACTGGCGATCATTCCGCATTGACAGCGTAGTTGAGGTTGCAGTAGAAGAGGCAGTTAATGGTTAAAAGAGTTCTCGTGACGGGCGGCGCAGGTTTCGTCGCCCATCACGTTATTGAATATATTCTTGAAAGCACTGATTGGAAGGTTGTCTCGTTAGATCGTTTAGATTTTTCGGGCAACCTCAATCGCATTTCAGAGATCGTAAAACCTGAATATCAAAAACGTATCCGTGTTGTGCATCACGACTTGCGGGCACCTATCAATCAACAAATCATTGATATGATCGGTGAGGTTGATTATATTTTGCATCTTGCTGCAGCATCTCACGTCACAAGATCAATTCAATACCCGATGGAATTTGTTGAAAGCAATATCATCGGAACAGTGAACCTTCTTGAATATGCAAGAACCCGTCCGTTCCTAGAGCGTTTCGTTTACTTCAGCACGGATGAAGTGTTCGGTCCTGCAATCAAAGGATTGACATTTGCAGAACATGATCGCTACAATTCTTGCAATCCTTATTCTGCGTCAAAAGCGGCAGCAGAAGAAATGTGTGTTGCGTATGAAAACACATACAAGATTCCGTTATACATAACTCACACTATGAACATTTATGGTGAGAGGCAGAATCCTGAAAAGTTTGTTCCTATGAGCATCAAGAAACTGCTCAATGGTGATAAACTGCAGTTGCATTATAATACAGCAACAGGTGAATATGGTTCGAGATCATATCTTCATGCAAAGGATGTTGCATCTGCGCTTATGTTTATTCTGCAACAAAAAAACATTCCGTTCCCTGCTAATCATGTCGGCGGCAAGTGTCATAAGTTTAACATCTCGTCTGGCAAATTGTATGACAATAAACAAATTGCAACAATTCTTGCAGACGCGCTTGACGTTGATCTAAAGTATGTTAATTATGATCCTAACATTGATCGTCCTGGGCATGACTTCAGTTATAATATTTCAGGTGATTACTTGAAAGCATTGGGTTGGGAACCGTCTATTTCAGTAGAAGAACGTATGCCTCAAGTCGCTAAGTGGTATAAACAAAAACAACAATGGTTAAAGTGAGGATATAATGCCTTTTGCAAAAGATAAGTATTCGGGTAACGCTATGGGCGGAACCGAAATCATGAAAGTCAAACTCGGACAAGCATTGCCCGAGTCACTACTAGACAACTTCCAGATTTTTGTATCTCGAGTGCATGAAGAGTTGTCTGATAAACACGTCAGAATTCTTTGGCTCCAGGACCTAGCAGGTGATCCTGAAGCAGAGCATCTCGCCAATGGTGGTTGGAAAAAGTTTCACAAACTCGTATTTTCTTCTTACTGGCAGATGCGAGGATTCATTGAACGATATGACATTCCGTGGTCAAAGTGTATCGTAATTCGTAATGGTATCAAACCGATTGATTTTGAAACTAAAGATCGTTCAAAGATAAAATTAGTTTATACTCCTACGCCGCATCGTGGTTTGAATATTCTATATCCCGTGTTTGATAAACTGTCTCAGGAATACGACAACATTGAACTCGATGTCTATTCTTCATTCAAATTGTATGGTTGGGATGAGCGCGATAAACCATTTGAACAATTGTTTGAACAACTGAAAGCGCATCCGAAGATCAATTATCACGGCACTGTTCCTAATGAACAATTGCGTGAAGAATTGGCGAAAGCACATATCTTTGCATATCCATCTACTTGGCAAGAAACATCGTGCATTTGTTTGATGGAAGCAATGAGTGCAGGATTGATGTGCGCTCATTCTAGTTTGGGTGCGTTGCCTGAAACGTCTGCGAATTGGACACATATGTATCCTTTCAATGAAAATATGCAAGAACATGCGAATATGTTTTACAGTGTATTGAAAGGTGTTATTGAAGATGTCAGAACAATGGATGATGACACCTACACGTCAAAAATTCGTGCGGCAAAAGCATACACTGATGTATTCCACAACTGGGAATTGATCAGAAGACAATGGGAAGTTCTACTACAAGGTTTAGTCAATGAACCTAGAGAAATCCCGAAAGCACAGGGGGCGATGTTTGAGTATAGGGTATGACAAACAAGCAGTCAGTAGATAAACTCATGATGGGACCGGAGCCTAAACCCTCCGGTCCTTTTTACCATGAAAGTGATATTCGTTTGATGGCTTTCTTCAACTGGTATAATTACTTCTACACAGTTGCAGATGCGCGGGAATGGATCGTTGCATGGATGAAAAACAACAGTTATGATAAAAAAGAAATTTCTGCGTTTGCAAAAATTCCAGACAATAAAATTTCCATGTCAAGTTGTTCGCTCGCCCGTATGGCAAACAACGGTGCTGTTTTAAACGATAAGTTGACTGACAAAATTAAAAAAACTATAGCGACCACAAAAACTATAGTTAAAACTGAAAAAACGACTACAAATGTTGTTAATATCGCTGACAGGACAAAAGAAAAAGCGTCTGAAATAATCGCGGAAATAGAAAGCAAGTTTGATGAATTTTACGCCAATGACTATGTCAACAAAGACTTTTCACTGTATGACTTTTTAAGAGCATCTGACGTTAAAAAGGTTTATGGTAAGTTCATTGTCGAATATTACGGACCTCTATTGAATGAACTGAATATAGTCATCGCCAAGAAAGACAAAGACCTAGAAGAAGGGTATAGATATCTTTCAAAAAAACAGTTGACAGAATATTTAAAATTTGTCAAAATGATCATAGACGATACACAACGTTATGTCTCTAACCAAACGACCAGAGTTGTCAGAAAACCCATCAACCGTAAAGTGAAACCCGTTGATAACACCAAATTAGTTAAGAGTTTCAAGTATTTGAAAGAGTTTAACGAATTGAAACTCGTCAGTGTATCTCCTGAAACAGTTATCGGTGCATCTGTGATTTGGATATATAATGTAAAGACAAGGAAATTGTCTGTATTGAATTCCGCAGCAGATAAACCACTGACTATAAGAGGAAGTTCAGTAATCAACTATGATGAAACAACTTCCATTTGCAAAACTCTCAGAAAACCTGAAGATACATTGCAACAAGTGTTGAACGGCACAAAAACTTCGTTGAAAAAATTAATGTCATCTTTGAGCACTAAAGAATCTACTGCTGTCGGAAGATCAAACCAAGACACTATCATATTAAGGTATTTCAAATGACAAATGTAGTTTTTTTCCCGAAAGAAAAAAGAGGGTCGCCACCACAAACTATGGAAGAAGTGCAGGATACTGTTGAGATGGTTCGCCATGTCCATGTAGAAGAAACGATGCAAATCCTGGCAGGGTCAATATTCGACAACCTAGCTCTGTCAGGGTTCAATTTCAATCCTGATGATGATTTTTACACTAAAGATGTTGCACTGGCGTTTGAGGCTCTGAAGTCGATGCTTTATAAATATCATGGAATGGAGTATCCCATTCAAGACATTGCAGAAAAAAATTTTGCTTTACAAAAAGACGGAACTGTCGTATTGTTGACTGATGATGAAACAGCAGAGGAAAAGGCCTGAAAAGCCTTTTGTATGATTTGATTATTCTTGACTTGAACCAGGTGATGCTTTCGAATCTCATGATGCAAATGGGGTCCCATACCAATATGAAAATCGAACCTGACTTGGTTCGCCATATGGTATTGAACTCAATTCGCATGTATCTTAACAAATTTAAAGAAGAATACGGCGAACTAGTTATTGCTTGTGACAATCGCCGCTATTGGAGACGAGATGTCTTTCCGTATTACAAAGCAAACCGCAAAAAAGATCGTGACAAATCAGACATTGATTGGCAATCTATTTTTGATTGCATGAAAATGTTGCGAGAAGAACTTGCAGAAAATTTCCCCTATCGTGTTATTGATGTTGACGGCGCCGAGGCAGATGATGTTATCGGTTCGCTTGCACAGCATTTTGGTGACGATATGATGCAACCGATTCTCATTCTTTCTGCAGACAAGGACTTCATTCAATTGCAGAAGTTTATGAATGTGCGTCAATACGACCCCATTCGTAAAAAGTTCGTGTCGCATAATAATCCCACCATGTATACTAAAGAACATATCATGCGTGGCGACACTGGTGATGGTATTCCTAACTTCTTGTCTCCCGACAACTGCCTGGTCATTGGTTCGCGCCAAAAACCAGTTACGACTAAGAAATTGGAACAGTGGATGCGAATGTCTCCGGAAGCGTTTGACAATAATGAAATGATTAGAAACTATAAACGCAATCAACAACTCATTGACCTGTCATTCATTCCTGAAGATATTAAAAACAAAATCATAAATGAATATGAGACCCAAAAAAATAAAACACGTTCTAAACTGTTTAATTACTTTGTGCGTTTCAAATTGAAAAATTTAATGGAAAATATCCAGGAGTTCTAATATGCGCTTAGGCATTGGTGAGATTTTGAAGAAAGTATCAGAATCTAAAACAAAAGAAGAAAAGATAGAGATACTGCGAAAGAATGATTCTCCCGCTATTCGCACGATCTTAAAATATGCACTTGATCCTAATATCAAATGGGATCTCCCTGAGGGTGCTCCACCATATAAACCATGTCAATTCCTTGACCAACATTCAATGCTGTATCAAGAAATTCGCCGTTTATATCTATTCCTTGAGGGTGGTAATCCTAACCTTAAACCTATTAAAAGAGAAGCACTTTTCATTAATCTTCTTGAATCAGTTGATCCTTTAGACGCACTAGTTCTGCTTGCTGCAAAGGATAAAAAACTGCCGTATAAAAATATTACTATCAATCTTATCAATGAGGCATATCCAGGATTTATGTGATGGGCAAATCTAAGCACAATAAATGGTTTGAAGAATACGAAGAATCACCCACTGCTCGCAAAAATGATTGGGAGCGAAGACGACAAGAAAAACGTCGTGCATGGGAGCAAAAACAATCAGCTATCAATCCTTATGAGCACCAGGATGATGATTCAAAGGAATACGAGTAATGCCGACTTATTTGTTTCGAAATAAAGAAACTGGAGAGGAATGGGAAGAGTCTATGGGCATCAGTGCAGCAGAAACTTATCTCGCTGAAAATCCTCATATAGAAAGATTGGTTAATGGCGTCCCAGGTATTGCTTCTGGCGCCATGCATGGAAATAAATCCAAACCCGATGAAGGATTTAGAGATATTTTGAGAGAAATGAAAAAGAAATCAGAGAGAGGTATCAGCCGTAGCACGATCAACACTTTTTAATAGCAATAATAATAAAAGAAGAAAGAATGGATCAACAATTATTACAGCCTAAACGCTTGACCCGCAAACAAAAGAGAATGATGCAGCAACTGGGTGTCGAATTACCAGAAACTGAAATTAAATATTCTCTGACACTAGATGATTTTAAACCATTAACTGCTAATCAAAAAAAAGCACATCAATCATATAAAGCAGGATATAATTTACTTCTTCACGGATGCGCTGGTAGCGGTAAAACTTATATTGCGATGCATTTTGCATTAAAAGATGTCATGTCTTCTGAAAATGATTTTGAAAAGGTTTATATCATCAGATCAACAGTTCCTACTAGAGATCAAGGTTTTCTACCTGGCAAAAAACAAGACAAAGAAGCAGTATATGAAACTCCATATATTCGCAACGCTGTTAAAATGTTTGGGTCTAACGATGCATATGCACGGTTAAAACAACAAGGCCACCTTGAATTTATGTCGACTTCTTATATTAGAGGTGATACATTAGAGAATTGTATTTTGGTTGTTGATGAAATTAATAATATGTCAGGACACGAGTTAGATTCTGTGATTACTCGTGCTGGCAATAATTGTAAAGTTATATTCTGTGGTGATGGGGCTCAATCAGATTTTATTAAAGATACTGATAAGAAAGGTTTGTCTGAGTTTATGAGAATTATTGACAACATGCAATCTTTCGATTATATTGAATTTGGAGTAGAGGACATAGTCCGCTCAGGTCTCGTGAAAGAATATTTAATTGCAAAACACAAACTCAACGTCAAGATCTAAACTGTTCAAACATGATTTTTTGGATTTTACTGAAATAAAAGAAAATTATGAGACGGGACAACGACGCTATCTATTACCTGATGGATCGTTAGTCCCGTCTGTGACAACTGTTCTATCGTCTCTTTCAAAGGACCATATTAACGTATGGCGTGAAAGGATTGGCACAGAAGCAGCAGATAAAATTACCAATCAAGCGAAGAATCGCGGAACTGCTATTCACCAATTGGCAGAAAATTATCTGTTCAATAAAGATGACTATTCGGCAGGTGCAATGCCGATCAATCTGTATGACTTCAATTCAAATCTGAAACCGCTGCTAGACAAATATGTCGATGACCTTCGTGGCATTGAATCTCCTTTGTGGTCAACTAGATTAAAGACAGCAGGTCGAACTGACCTGATTGCAAATTGGCAAAACAATCCCGCTATCATTGACTTCAAAACCTCCCGCAAACCTAAGAAAGAATCGTGGATCAAGAATTATTTCTTGCAAGCGACTTGTTATTCTTTAATGCTACAAGAACGCACTGGGATTGCCTGTAAGGATATTGTAATTCTGATTGCAGTCGACCACGAAGAACCTCAGGTGTTTCACAAGAAACGCAAGGACTATGTTGAGGAAGTTGTTGAAATCTTTACGAATTATTCTGCTTGACATATTTCCGGATATATCTGATAAACGTTACATGATGAATGAAAAGGTGAACTATGGCAAAGCAAAGTGAAAAGATTTTTTCTAAAGGAGACATAATCGTATCCAAAAGCGGTCATCGTCCGATGGTTGCTGAATCTGATGTGTATAAAGGCACTTATCGTTTTTATGCGCGCTATGTGCATAGCAATGTGCAAAGATATGTGTATCGTGACACTATGAAACTTTATGATGAACAAACCCCTGCTAAGGAAAATGCAATGACTATCTATACTATTAAACTCGCTGAAGGTAAAACGACTTACGGCACCAAAGTTGGTGTTAACTCTGCAAACAAGTTCCTTATGGAAGAAAAGGGAACTGGTGAGATTCTGGTTGTCGCACCTGATGCGGTCGAGGAAATCGTTCCGCACACTGTTTCTGTGTCTGAAATTGGGTCTGAACGGGTCAACTATCACTATATGATTGAACCTGGCAAACTGCTCCCCGGCGATCTTGTTCTGCACACTTCTAAAGGTTCTAAGGAATTTTCTCTTGGAATTGTTCGCGCTGTTGACACTAAGTTTAAAGCCGCAAAAGAATTCCGCGGAGTTAAACTCGTAACTGAAATGGTTTAATGTAGGGGGCAACCCCTACATTTTTATTTGAGGTGTGATGTGACACCAGCACAAGTAAGACGTAAATCCAAAACAATCAAAAAGAATCTTGATAAGTGGAATACCGCTTATAAGGATTTGCAGGCTATTTGTCCACATATTGATCACTATCAGAAAAAAGAGGGCACTGGTAGTAGGTGGTGCAAAGATGATGAAGCGTATTGGGTTGAACATTATTGCTCTGACTGTGACAAAAGATGGATAACTGATCAGAAATGAAAAAGTATAAACAATATCCGTGGAAGTTTAAGTTAGAATGGGATGGTATTGAATGGTGGCAGTCAGAAGTCACACTAGGTTCTGATCACTATTTCTATTACTTTAAATTTGACTTCGTGAATAAAGAACAACGAGAAGCTCTTCGAAAACTTAAATGGCGACAGTTTGGGTTAAACCGATTCTATTATGATGGTCCTCATGCACAGTTTAACTTATACTTCTTTGTGATATATTGGTCAACACCTTGGACAAAAATGCCAGAGGACCATTGGAAATGAATCTAAAAGCACTGATTAATGAATTTGATCCCAGTCACTTTGACACTAGACGCAAGACGCTAGAAAGGCGCAGGAATGTTCTTATAGAACAAGGTTATGATGTTAAACCGATCAGCGAAAAAAACATTGACTGTTTTTGGTTGACACTAGAACACAAAGGTCGTAAATTCAATATAACTGACATTGAAGACATTCACTTCTATATAGAGGCAATTGACAGTGAAACCCAAACTAATACAGTCAATCAAGGCAACCGAAACGGGCAACCGTTTTCCGACTGATAGATATGACTTCATTCAAACTGAAGTATATTTGTCTGACGCTATTGATCATCCGATTAAACTTGACTATGCAAAGGAATATCGTGTTGGTGTTCAATTAGGAACCTACGTCTGTATTCCTGGAGATGAATACGCTGCTATTAGATTGAATAGGGCGCAAAAAGAAGTCGGTCATATGATCTGCAAAGAAGTATATGGCGAGATTCGTGAAGAACTAATCAAACTTCGCTATGAAATTTATAACAAAATGGGATTTCATGCGAATGACTTGATCAAACGAGTTGACAATATTATGGATATGACTCATTATGATTGACTTTCCTATCATCCTCAAAGGATACGCAATCTTCAATCCTGCTACAGGGTTGTGGTCGAAGGGTGGCACTGGTAATAGTTGGGGTAAGAATCCTAAGATCTGGTCAGCAATCGGTCATCTTAAAAACCATCTGCTGTTGAGTGTGTGTTGTCAATATCATGACCACTGGAATGGTTTAACAAATAAGCGTTTCTTTATCAGCAACAAGTATCGCGGGTGCCAAGTCATTGATGTGACTACAGGAAATCCTGTTGACAACTTCGATATTTACGGGTATTATTATGACTATATTGCCCGCGAAAAAGCAGCGAGGGCGTATTACGCCGACTATGACATATACGAGGAACCGTGATACATGAAACTATACCTAATAGAACGCCCGAATGACGTTAGGGGTTGGGAATATCCAACATTTAATATTGTATATCCAGTACTCGTTGATGGTATTACAGAGAGAACGTCGGAAATTGTTGAAGATGAAAACGGTGAAATTTACATAGAACAATATACTAATCAAAAATCTATGAGATTAACACACTTCAGAGTTTCTGGTTTGGGTCAAAAGTCAATTCATTCGGACTGGATCAAACGATTTACTGTGGTGCAGAAATGAAAATACCTACTCTGTGTCTATCATATGCCAAGAGTGTGCTTCGAGTCGTCGCATTTGGTGGATTGGCTGCAGGGTTTCTAGTTGCTGAAGTTACTGCTGGATTGCTGCTATTGGCAGAGTTAATTCGAATTGTGGAGGAACGTAAATGATTGATCCAACAGAACTTAGATTCGGAAATCAAATTTTTAAGATTAACAAAATAACTAATTGGAATTCCAACAAAATTTATATGACAGACGCTGATGGTGTTGAGTGGTATCGTTATGACAAAGAAAAAGTTACATTTGAAATTGAATGCCTGACTTATTGTGGTAAAAGATTTGTAATTGAAGCGGGTGAATGTCGAGCGGATACAGATATTAGTGAAGTTGAATATTTTTTCAAAAATGTAAAAGGTGAGATTGAACCTTATTACACTAGTGACTTTGAAGTGAATACTTTTAATCCTGATGAATACTTCTATACTCACTTTGAAGCGCAGCGAAAAGTTAACGAATTAAATGAAAAACTACGCTAATGGAATGGGGAACTTTAATTGTAGTCGGTGTTATTGTTTTCATTTTGTATTTGAATTTTTATGATGACAGGAACTGATAATGTCTAACATGCTTGATTATACGAAACATGAACTTAATCTTATCGGTCTAAAAGACGATTCCGAAGATGAAATGAATGTTGCGATGAGGAAACATATTTTGCATATGGTAAAAGAATTTGAAGAGGAAGGTCATTCTGGTCATAGCGCATCTTATGCACTTGCAATTCTCAAAAAAGTCCTGAATTGGAAACCATTGACTGATCTTACTGGTGAAGATGATGAATGGATGGAAATTGCAGACGACTTGTATCAAAACAAACGCGCTTTTGATGTGTTTAAAGATGCAAACGGCGCATATTGGTCAGGTGGTGTTGTGTTTTGGGAATGGTCTATTCATTCTGCTATTAATGGCGGAAAACCTTTTAAGTCATATTTCACATCTAAAGACAGTCGTGTGCCGATCACTTTCCCGTTCAGCATGCCTAGCGAACCTGAATACCGCGAAGCCAATCCTGATCGCTGACATATAACTAAATTGCTGTCAAGGGCGGGTCGAAAGGCCCGCCTTTATATTTTGCGCGTATATGCGAAGGCACCACAAGCGCTTGTTCTTACGTTCTTAGCGTCTAACCGCTTGTTATCTTAGCAAAACATTCTCCTTGACGCATTTTCCCGAATATTCGATAAACAAAGCATGATGAAACGCGAAGGAGAAGCGGATGTTTGAAGTGCTGGTCACGAAGGACTTTGAGGATGCTGCTAAGCGCTACGTCTTCCGTGGGCCTAATGCCCAAGACAATGCTTTCACCTACGCCGCGACCGTCCAGGAGATGGCGGATTGGGGTGGGTATGCAGTGATGGTCGAGGTCAAGGAAGTGGTTGACACTATTTCCTGAATATTCGATAAACAAAGCATGATGAAGCAGGAGACGCAAGATGGCGAAGTTTGACCAAGAGACCGTAGCACGTTGGAAGCAGATGGCGGATGACTGGCTTGTCAAAGCACAGGATCCCGGCACCCGTGAAGACATCCATCTCGGCGCTGAAGCATGGGCAATTGCTCACCGCAGCGGAATAAGTGTCGAGGCCTATGCTGACCGGGAAGTCACGGACGCCCATATCGTCACCGCGCTGAAGCAGGTCTTCCCGAATGCTGTCTTCAAGGACCGCTACGTTTACTGAGTTGACATCTTTTCCTGAATATTCGATAAACAAGACATGACAAAGGAGATGTCCATGCTGACAGTTGTTCTGGATTCGGTGAAGCGCACTCGTGGCAAAGAAGAGTATCGGATGGTGCCGCGAGCATCGGCGCTCGGTGTTGAAGTCATAGGTGA